GTTGATGATTCCATCTAAAAATTCCTCCATCTCGTCGGGGTTCTGGAGATCAAACAAGCCCGGTGCATATGTATCCGCAAGAGCCTGTAGTGTGGTCATAAGTTCAGGGGTCATCTGTGCTGTAGCAGCATCCATAAGCCCCATCCCTACCAGGATGCTTGTGGCTTCCTGGATTAAAGCTGGTGTCATTCCCATTGGCATTTCAGGTGCGGCCTCTGCAGGTGCAGCTTCTGCTGGTGCAGCCTCTGCCGGAGGGGCTCCTTCTGCAGGCTGTTTGATCATTTCCTCTGCTGCTGCGAGTTCCTGCTCAAGGACCTGAGTCAGTTCCTGGATGCTCATGTCCTCGGGTCGCCTGGCTTGTGCCATTGTTGATTCTTGTTTGCTCGGCATTGTTCATACTCCTCCACCGCTGGTACTGAGGCTCAGTCCATCCGGTTATGTCTTTTATATCGCCACGATCACAGTGCTCATACCAGGCATCTTTGCCTTCTCTGGAGACAATGTCTGACTGTTGTGACCTGGTGTCAGCATAATATTCCTGACCCTGTCTGATCTCTTTTGCAGTGCAGCGGACAAGTTTATGTTCTCTTTCCCACTTCTCTACGTCTTTTTTACCCCGAATCCTTTTCCCTGCCTGCAGCCCCTTGTTTCCGAGGAGCTGCTTTTCGATCTGCATCAGGTCATGGAAGACAGGACCCACCAGCCTGAACTGATAGACAGATGATTTGCTCATCTCGCCACCACAGAAACAGGTCATCGTCTCCGGAGAGTCTTCATAGGTTCTGAAGAGTTCGTCCATGGAGACACGGCAGGCAGGACAGATGTAGGTATAGGTGGGCATTAATACATATCGTCTTCGTTTTCGGGCTTGCCGGGATTGTCCTCTTCAGGTCCCTCTTCAGGCTCTTCTGCTACCCCTTCGGCACTGATGCTTCCATCCTTAATCCCTTCATAGACCACCTTACAGATCTCCATCTGAAGCCCCTCGGGCATACCCATAGGTTCCAGGGCAGAGAGAATAGACATCTTCAGGGGGTCCATCTTCTTCTCTTTCTTGTCCATGATGGACATGGCATAGTCTTCCGGTGAGTCTTCATCCTTCCCGCTCTCTCTGTCAGGAGCCTCAAGAAGAATCAGGGCAATGCTTTCGCGGTCACCGGCTTTGGCTTTTTTAATCATATCGTACATGTCTGCTCCTATCCGAACGGAAGCCCACCCATGGCAGGCATTGGTATGGGTTGATCCTGAAGAGGCTCTTGTGGTGCTTCAGAATTATCACGAACCACAGAGGGTCGAACGCCAAACAAGTCTATCAGTTCTCTGGTGATCTCGCGCCAGTCTATTTCTTCGATGGACGGTGAGCCTGCAAGCTGACCGATCAGTCCCACCAGCTGCTCTCTGCGGACATGCTTGTCTTCCATGAGCGGAGAGAATGGCAGGATTCTGAACTTGGTGGCGTTCTGAAGAATATCATTCATCAGCACACTGGCATCCACATCAGCCTGTGTCTCTCTGACATAGAGGTCCATATCGATCCCTGATGCCTCAGGATTGGCTGCAGCCCAGCGCAGTACATCAGCGGCTTTATCGAAGCCCCGTTTGACATACTTGGTCAGGATCCGTAGCCGCACATTCAGGCGACCCTGCACAGAGGCCTGTATCATATTGGCCTCTGCCGCGGTCCTGATATTCTTGACCTCCCCTCGCTGGAAGTCACCTAAGCCTGCCAGTTGCTTGATGTGAAGCTGGCTGGACTGCAAATGCGCGTTAAAGTCGAAGGTGGAGGGCATCTCTGGAGACACAAATATCATGTCTCCAACCAGTGCCTGACCGTCTGTCTCTACCGGAACGGGCTCCCATGTAGCACTGTTCATCCAGCGCATAGCATCGTCCTCGTTAGGGAAGAGTCCTTTATCATAAAACATTCTTCTTGGAAGCCTGCGGACCATCTCTCTTCTGGCAGAGACGAGTTCGTTGATGTCGCGTTGCAGCGGAGCCACGAGGCTGACATCAGGCACTCCTCTTGTCCTTCCAATACCAGAGTGGAACTGGAGTTGATCATAGGGGTTTCCATACGGTACATCAGCTTCCATCAGAACCTGCTTGCTGCCCATATGAATGTGGTACAGCTTGCCTCGCCGGAAGTCCCAGTACTCGTGCAGAGTGACGTACTCTTTGAGAGCTTCCCGCCTTCTCTCGTCTCCCTCATCATGTGACATGTAATCTTCGATGAGTTCTCTGGGATAGGTATCGGAGCGGACAGCCTTGTTCTCTGACGGAGTGTAGTAGCCGTTCTCCATCCTCTCTCGCATCTGAGACTCATGCAGGATGAACCGCTCAGCCACCCATGCCACGTCCTTCATCCGTCTGGCTGTGGGGTCCACAAAGACTTCCCACGGCATCTTGAGCCGCCAGATCACCTGCTTTACTTCCCTGCTCCAGGTGATCTTTCGCATAGCACCCTTGGAGAAGAGCATGGCATGCAGGGTTGACTCTCTGGTCGTCTCGTCCAGATCATCCTGGTCTGCCATCCAGTTGAGGAGTGCAGCAATCCGCCGTCCGGAGAAGGTGATGTCATCGTGCCTCTCAGGCTGGTCGTAGCTCCTCTGCCGGTGGTCCAGTGCTTCGACCTGCGGCAGGTCCAGAGCCAGCGCAGAGGACATGGTGTCCAGGATGGGGAAAACTTCGTTCTGCTCAGCATTGTAGCCCTGCAGTTCAGGTGATACAGAGGTTCCGTCACCCTGCCAAAACTGGCCTCTCCAGTAGGACAGGTTCCGCGCATCTTCCTGTGCCATCTGCTTCCGGTAGGCTTCCTCGGAAAGTTCGATCCTCTTGTAGATTTTGAGGATCTCTTTCTTGTTCTGCTCAGACATGTTTGCCCCACGGAGTGTCAGGTACGGGATCTGCTCTGCTTTCAAGTTGCGCTATGAATCTTCTTATCGCAAGTTCTGAGGAGGATTTAGCATCTCTTTTCTGGCTGCGCCAGTATGAACCCCTGTGCTGCATGTATGCCCATGCTGCTCCGGCCCATGCCGATGCGAGGTCATAGTGCCCCCCAAAGGCATCGCGTGTCCTCGCTCCCCACTGCCCCCGGTAGTTCAGAAGCTGTCTGATCGATCTGGTGGAGTGTATGGTGACTGACTCTTCTTCTATCAGCTGCTGCATGAAGCCCTCTGCTTCTTTCTTGCTCTTCGACGAGGACCACCACCCAGCTATTCTCTGGCGGCTTCTTCCCCATCTGCTGGGCTTTCGTCTGAAGATCTTGCGATAGGCGATGTTGGGATTATCCACGAGGTGAGAGAGCACAGCTTCACCGACACCATTGGCCTCCACATAGATCATGGCATTGTTGTATTCCCTGCCCCACCGGGCAAGGCTCTTGGCCATCTGATGTGCAGAGATGTGCCCGAGGTACTCAGCAGCCTGCTCACAGGTTGAGATGTTCAGCACCACCGCGGCAAACATGTCCCGCTCAGACCATGAGCCTGCAGGGTCAACGAAGATGATATACTTGTGCTCCTCCTGTGGCTGGAGGAACTGGACCCACGGATCCTTCTCCACCATCAGCCCTGTGCCCCCATCGATAGCCTGCAGCATAGCTCTGAGTATGCCCTGGTCATAGACAGCATCCCCGGTCATCGACCAGCAGTCGTAGTCGTTGACCGGATACTCCTGCCGGAATTTCTCAATCTTCCGGTTGCACTTGGGCAGGCCTGAAACCTGCAGCCAGTATGCCTGGGCGGGAGTTAGTTGAGGATACTCATCCCAGTATTCTCTGACCAGCCGTGAGGGTTGCCATCCGGGGGAAGGTTCGATGCTGTATTCATCGACCATCGTCCATGGGATGAAAACCTTCATCCACTTTGAGTCTGGCTTCTCTGCATCAAGGCAGAGCATGTGGAGCTGATCACCATGGTGCTTGGGTGTGGACTCTGCGATGAAGAAGCCACCATTATCCGGCACGGCATTTAGAATAGAGGCCCATACCTCATCGCCTCCCTCCTCTGACCAGGAGGATACCTCTGTCCCGAGAGCCACCTGGACCGTCTCACCCCGGAGGGGCTCATCATCCTGTACGGAGGCGATGTCCAGCTTGCTGTCAATGTCGGTGAACTCCAGTGTACGCTGGACCTTGCCTCTTCGCTTAGGTCTGATGGCAGTCGGAGTAGACTTCCAGAAGCGGTTGGCTATCTCAGCGAGAGACTTGGCTGTCTTCTTCTTGTGTCCGATAATCGCCACCTGACAGCCTGTCCGGAAGGCAGCATGCTGATAGGCGATCCCGGTGAAGAAAGTAGACGAACCCTCCTGCCGGGGCTTGAGATGCACCAGCCACTTTTTATTCGCATAGGCCTGCATACAGGCTACAGCGAGAATCTTCTGGTGGTCCCAGAGGTAGAATGGCTGCAGTCCTTGGCTCTTGGTCCGTATCTGCAGCATGGGCAGAAAGTGCTCAGGGTTCCAGAAGTCCTTATGGTCTGGCCTGATCACTTCTTAATGAGCCTTGGGAACGGACCATTGGGAGTGAGGTTCCGGGATGAGCCCACGGCATCATTGCCCATAGCCATAGTCCGCTCTGCCTGCAGGACCTGACGGGCTTCTCTTATCAGAGCCACGCAGCCTTTGATCGTCTCATGATCTACAGCCCCAACCACAAACTGGTTGAAGAGCACGTCCAGGGTTTTTTTCTGACCGTCGAAACTCTGAATTGAAAATCGCTTGTCCATCGTTGCACCTTGATAAATGGGCAGTAATACACTACTCTTAACATACCGACATAACTTCAGGAGGTCAACATGCCACGCAGAGCCAGCAGCACAGCAAAGAAAATCACACCTGCATCGCAGCCAAAACCCCTCGTCTCCATCACCCTCGTTCATGCAGCAGGGGAATGTCTGGTGGAGCTTGACAACGAAAAAATGTTCACGCAATTCGTAACCAATGTGACCAAGAGAGATTTACGGGCATTTCCATGGTCCTTCTTTGATATGCACGGCAATGAATATATTCTGCGCGACTTCATCTTCTGCAAGATCGTGCGGAACTAAAGAGGTCCGGACAGGTCCGCACTTTGGGACAGCTCGGCCAGATAGCTCTCTCCGATGAGAGCAGCCTTCTGCACGTCCTGTGCCGTTGCCCACTTGACCTGTCTTGCTGTCTCATGCAGCTTCTGCACCACAGAAACACACTGGCACATCACGTCCGGTCGCTTCGCATTGATCACCCTTGCCCATCTCATCTTTTCTATGTCCAGCCACTCTATATGTCCTGACAGATAGTTCCACCGGAAGGTGTATTCTGTCTCGTCCTCAGGCTGGATTACCGCTTTTTCATATAATTTTTCACCACGAAACCATTGCTCCAGTCGCTGGAGCACGGAGATAAGCCGTTTTGTCGCCTCCTCGTAATGCTGCTCTGCCATTTCAGTCGCTTCCCGGCCCAGGCCGAGAACGCCTGGGCATCATTGAACATCAGCTCAGATACACCAAGATACCTGAGCCACAGTGTGATATTATTTTTGGGTGGTTGCCAGCCCTTCCGCTGCCTGAACATCATTCTACGATATGATGTTCCGGTGGCATAGCACATTTCCCGCACGGAGAAAGGCATGAGACAACGCTTGAGGATCGAAAAGCGCATCCAGAAGTCCATTCGCACAGTGGACACCATCGAAGTACCGTTCAGAGAAAGAAAAACAATCAGGCTGTGGAAAAAACTCCGTGAGCCACCCCTGACTATAGCAGATATACACGGATTTGGGAATTACGGATGGCCAAGCTCAACCCCCGCGACTGGAAAGAAGGACAACTCTGGGTCTGGAAACGATACGAGCAGGGGCTGATCAGCAGCTTTGCTGATCACAATCTGGGCAGGGGAGTCGGGACATACTGCTGTCTTATGGGGCAGGTGAAGATCTTTTCTCAGATGATGCTGGCTGGTCCCATCGATCTCGGGCTTGAGATCCATGACATCATCGTCCTGCCAGCCCGGAGAGAAATATTTCTGGGAAGGCAAGGGAAGATATGGCTGCTCAGCGGTGTGCGCCTGCCTCGCAAGTGCCCCAAGGTTTCAGGCCTGACCGGCGCAGGGAGAAGAATCTGGGCCGATTCTGTTGCCCGTGATGTGGTTGACCGGCTCACCCCCAGAGCCATTGCCGCGCCCCTGATGCAGGCAGCGATCCGGTACAGGCACATCTGCCGCGAGGTGGCGATGAAGAGAGTCCTTGATGCCGCTGCTCTGGGCAGGGAGATCAGCATGATCGATCTGGCGCATGGTGTGAGCGAGGGCTGGGGCACAAGAGATCTGTGCTCTCCGAGGATACCCTCAGTGCGGCATGCCATACTCGTCTCTCTGGTGCTCTCGCTGGATGCAGATATGGCTGCTGATCTGATCGAACTGGCTGGGTTCATTGAGCACAAGATACCGATACACAACCGGGCCTCAAGCCTTGCCATCTACCACAGCAGCGTGGAGATGCTGGCGAAGATATGTCCGGCATGGTGGACTCAGGGCATCTGTACCAAGTGGCAGAATGTGGGCAGCATTGAGCGGCTGTTCAGGGCTCAGTTCTGCCGGATTATGAATGATGCCTGGACCCGCGAAGTCCCGGCCAGTGTGGCTGCAGGGATAGTCCTGGAAGAAAAAATGAGCGATCCCTCTCTTGAGATGATCGCCCGTGAACAGGAAGCCTGGAACGTAGACTGGGAAGCGGAAGGGGAGCCAGAGGACGACGAAGAGAACCCCATCCCATCATCGTCCGGCTGACCCCTTAGTTGGTGAGAGCCCCCTGGTTCTGCTGCAGATGAGCGATAAGCTTATCACGCTGAGCCTGGGGCATGCAGGAAGGACGAGGCCGCTTCAGGCTTGTACACCATTCTGCGACCTCATTATAGTTTAACCCCATCTCACCAAGCTGAGCGCAGAACTTCTTCCGGTCTGGCTCAAAGCTCGGGTGGTGCTGCTGCGGTTGCTGCTTTGTAGCATCAATCTCAGCCGCTTCAGAGTCAGACTGCATTTTCTGTGCTCTGGGCCGTTCAGACAGAAAGGTGGTGAACTCCACCCTCGGAATACGCTCTGCTTTTGTGTGAGTACCTGTACGGTCCTTGATGATAATATCCCCGTCTCTGTGCGCCTCAATGACGACATTGGCGAGATAGACGGTGCTCTTCTCTGCCTCGCAGACATAGCCCTGAGAGCGGCCTTTCTCATCGATCCTCTCTTTTCCTCTGGCAGTCATGATGACATGGAAGGGAGCAGAGAGCATCGTAGCCATCATGTCACCATAGCTGCGCTTGAGCTTTCCCCAGGTCGCAACGTCGAAAAAGACATCTTCAGGAGCGCAACGCTTTTTGCGAGAAGTCTTTTCGATGTGCCCCTGCTGAAGGGACTGCCAGACCTGTGTGATGGGATCGATGATCAGAGTACCGACTCTGCCTTCCGGCAGACGGGTGATCTCATGGATAGCCTGGAGCACTTCGATGTGCGACTTGGTGGACAGCAGATAGCCATCCTTGTCCTGGAGCAGATCACCGTAGTCGGTGCTGCCATTCTCCAGGTCTATCACATAGACAGGCCCAGGCATGCGGAGGGCTCTCCGGGTTTTCTCAGTACCGGGATCTCCGTAGACGAGCAGCTTGAGATAGCCGCGTTTCTTTGGGAACTTTTTGAACATACTCATACCTTTTCTCCTTTGTTGTCAGGCCCTTATTTAATATCATTTACTGATAAATGTTGCAAGCACAAAAACCTACAGATACATTATCAGAGCCTGATTATACAAGGAGAAATACAATGGCAAAAGGACAAATAAGCTTAGGACATGACAAGTTTTTTGAGTATGCGAGCTCCCGTGGCTGTGGCTACGGAGGCTCACCGACCAATGCCTGTCTGAAGGAGATTCAGCGGGACATCAACCGTACAGGACAAGGTATCAAGGGTTTCCGATGGATGCACACACACAATGCCATGAGATACTGGTTGCCGACGAGCAGGAACCCGGTTCGACCTCGTATGTGCTATCGGCAGTCTCTGCATCGGCTCACCGAGGGAGAGATCCATATCGATGACTGGGACAAGATTGTACGCATCCATGATCGATCACCCTGGTATCCGGGGAGGGTGTAATGACTAAGCCCTATCGTCCATCCAACGGCACAGAGGGAAGCTGGTTCCGGTCTGTCTTTTGTGCCACCTGTGAGCATGACCGGCACTGGCGAGAAAGGGAGAAAAGGCCCTGCCTCATCCTGAACGCGACTATGGCTCACTTTGTTGATGACCCGGAGTACCCGCATCAGTGGGTTCGCGGCTCTGATGGTCCGACCTGTACGGCATATGTCAGTGAGGAGGAGGCGCGGAAGCTGAGAAAGGCAAAGCGGAAGCTGAGAAAAGACTCAAGGCAGGGGATCCTGTTTGGAGGTAATCATGAGTAATTTCCGACTGAGCATCTTCCGCAACCGCTACGACAACAAGCCCAAGCACATCGAAGTGAGCCTCAACCGGCTTGTTGCCTACCTGACCACCCCTGTTGACGGTACAGAGAAGGACGAACTCCCCCTGTGGAGCCCTGCTGTGTACCCTGAGAACGCAGTGCGAAGCAAGGCCCATGTCAAGGAGATCACCTGCCTGACCTTTGATGTGGATGATGGTGTAACCCCATTCACGGCATGGCGATGCTTCACCGACTGGACTGTGCTGGCACACACCAGCTGGTCCACCCACCCCTCCCACCAACGCTATCGGATCATTCTGCCGCTGGCAAAGCCCATACCCAGGGCTGACTGGTACAGAGCAGCGAAGGCTGCACTTGAACTGTGGAACGCGAAGGTTGGCAGGGGCTCACCTGACATCAAGGCACTCAAGGACTGCAGCCGTATGTACTATCGATATGCCCGTCCTGAGTCTCATCCTGAGATGCCCGAGCATCCGATGAACCCCTGGTACTGGCAGGAGTCCGACTTCTGGCTCAATGATCGATACCTGGATCTTGACTACAGTCATATCCCCGAAAAAAAAACCCTTGTGAGGAAGAGCCGTCCGAGGATTACCTTTGACAGCCGCGAGAAAGCAGCACAATATCTCTTGTCTACAGAGATGTCTGCCCGACTTGCACTGGCAGAGAAGCTTGGAGCCACATTCTCTGAGGACACTGAACACGCTAAAAAGATGACCTGCCCTGACTGCAGCAGGAAGTCTGTCTACTTTGCAGTCAACCCCAATACTTCTGCCTGGGCAAGATGCAACCACCAGAACAGCTGTGGCTGGTGGGGTCCGGTCCATCAGCTACTCAAATAGGAGAAAACAATGAGCAATATAGATTTTTTGAATTCACACATTGACGACGACATGGTGGTCATAGAGAAGCCCGATGCCGCTGTGTGGGCATCACTGGATAAGAGCCCTCCCAAGTATGCCAAGGACGGATCGCTCCTCTCTCCGGAGAAGCCTAAGGCGAGCGACCTGAACCTGGAGCGTGTCCTTACTCTGGATCCCCGCTTCGACTCGCTGCGCTACAACGAGTTCTCTGCAGTCACCTGGTACAGGGGAGACATGATCAAGGACTCAGACCTGATTGAGATCAAGCTGAAGATCGCCCGTACCTACGGCATCAATTTTAGCAAGGATCGTGTCTGGGACATGGTCCGCTATGTCGCTGAGCAGATCAAGGGCTACCATCCTCTTCGCGAATACCTTCACAGTCTGGAGTGGGACGAGGTTTCCCGTCTGGAGAGGCTCCTTCCCGACTATTTTGGAACACCCGACGATGATCTGCACTGCAAGCTTGGGAAGTACTGGGCTATCAGCTGTGTGGCACGAGGACTGAACGAGAAGCCAGAGGGAGTCAAGGTCGATACTATGCTGATCCTCGTGGGTGCTCAGGGCATCGGCAAGAGCACAGCCCTGCGGGAACTCAGCAGTCCTGTGGAAGGCGAGGTCTGGTATAGCGACAGTCACCTTGACCTGAGATCAGAAAAGTCGTACCAAGCAATCCATTCCGGGGTCTGGCTCTGGGAAATGGCTGAACTCCATAGCTTGCGTGGGGCTGATGCCGACAATGCCAAGATGTTCCTCGCTGCACAGTATGACCGATGGAGGAAGCCCTACGACAGGGTCATGACCATCCGTCCACGCAACGTCTGCTTTGTGGGTAGCTCAAACTCGGATGCCATTCTGAATGACCCCACAGGAGCCAGACGGTTCTGGCCTGTCACCGTGACAAAAGTGAATCTGGAGAAGATCAGGGAAGACCGGGACGAGATCTGGGCAGAGGCTGTACACCTGTATCACCAGAAAGGCACACAGTGGCATCTGGAGCAAGCCTTTGAGGAGCAGCTTGAAGAGCACCACGAGAACTATACTGCTGTGGACCCATGGGAAGAAGGCGTTCACAATGCTCTGATGGAGTTCCCTAACGGTATCACTGTATCAGACATCATGACTGGTCAGCCCAAGGATGAGTGGAGCAAGGATGGGATTAAGATGAAGATTCCTGGATGGGGCATCGGCATGCCCAAGGAGAGGCAGCACAGCGGCTACTCCAGAAGGGTAGCAGCGATCTGTCAGAAGATTGGAGCCAAGAAGGAGCGTGTCCGCATCAATGGTCGTCGTGCAGTGGTGTGGGTTCTGAAATGAACCTGTACAACGAGAATGACCCTCGTGCAGCTGCCTGGCTGCGCGAGCTGATCACCAAAAAACTCATACCCAATGGAGTTGTCGATGAGCGAGACATACAAGACATCAGGCCGGAAGAGCTTGTTCAATACACACAGTGCCACTTTTTCGCAGGCATCGGAGGCTGGAGTCACGCACTGCAACTGGCTGGATGGTCAGCCGATACCCCGGTCTGGACCGGCTCCTGCCCCTGCACCCCCTTCTCAGTCGCCGGGAAGAGGAGAGCAACTGATGATCCCCGGCATCTCTGGCCTGCCTTCCGGTGGCTCATCGCGCAGTGCAGACCTCCAGTCATCTTTGGAGAGCAGGTTGCAAGCAAGTCTGGAAGGTCTTGGCTCTCCGGAGTACGCGCTGACCTGGAAACACTGGGATATGGAGTCGGGGCCTCCGATCTGTGCGCTGCGGGGATCGGTTCGCCGCATCTCAGGCAAAGGTTGTGGTGGATGGCCAACACCGACA